TTGGTCTGCTGGAAATGTTGGATTGTTTCTTGCAGCAGAAAACGGTGCAACTGAAGTTTACATGTTAGGTTTTGACTTGAGTGATTACGACGAGCCACTGAATAACATTTACAAAGGAACAGAAAATTATTTGCCGGAGACAGCCAGAGGATTTAATCCTGTCAACTGGACTATTCAAATGAACTCGGTGTTCAAGAAGTATCGCGATGTGACTTTTTATTGGGTAGATAACAGATGGAAAGACTATTCAGATAAGTTTTTCTCTCCTAATATAAGGCACATTGATAAGAATACGTTTCTTGACAGAGTAGGAGCATTTTAAAGGAGGATAAATAAACTATTGACAACACACATTCGTTATGATACTATTAATAAACACTATACGTTAACACACGAAAACATAAGGAGACAAATATGTCATTCGCATCAATGAAACGAAATAACGCACTTGATGATCTTCTGGGTGCCGCCCAGAAAGAAAGTGCACCCCAAGAGAAAAAGTCCTATGCAGATGAACGTCTGTGGAAGCCGTCTATGGATAAGACTGGTAACGGTTATGCCGTTATTCGTTTTCTTCCTGCTCCCGAAGGTGAAACTCTACCTTGGGCTAAACTCTGGAATCACGCATTTCAGGGTCCAACTGGTCAGTGGTATATTGAGAACTCGCTGACTACTCTGGGGAACAACGATCCTGTTTCTGAGCATAACTCCAAACTTTGGAACTCTGGTATTGAGTCCGACAAAGAGATTGCTCGCAAGCAGAAGAGGAAGCTGCAATATTATGCCAACATCTATGTTGTGACTGATAGTGCACATCCTGAAAACGAAGGTAAAGTATTTCTTTATCGATTTGGTAAGAAGATCTTTGATAAGGTCACAGAAGCAATGTCGCCAGCATTTGAGGATGAGACTCCAATCAATCCGTTTGATTTCTGGAACGGTGCGAACTTCAAGTTGAAGCTTCGTAAGGTTGATGGTTACTGGAACTATGATAAGTCAGAGTTTTCTGCACCATCTGCTTTGTTGGATGATGACGATGAACTTGAAGGGATTTACAACAAGTTGTATTCTCTTGAAGAGTTCACTGCACCGTCAAACTTCAAGTCCTATGAAGAACTGAAGACTCGCTTTGAGTTGGTTCTTTCTGGTGTTACACCTTCTCGCACAGTTGAGACTCTTATGGAGAATGAACCTGTTGCGACTCCAAGGGTTGAGACTAAACCAGAGGAACCGATTGGAGTCGGAGAACGCTCGCGAGCTCGTGTTAGTCAACAATCTGTTGCAAAAGCGGATCAGTCAGAAGGTGAAGATATGATGTCTTACTTTGAGAAACTGGCAGAAGAAGCCTAGAGAGACAGTAGGTATTGGGCCCAAGTCAGTCCTTGACTTGGGCTTTTTTGGAGTGGTAGTTCAGTTGGTTAGAATACCGGCCTGTCACGCCGGGGGTCGCGGGTTCGAGTCCCGTCCGCTCCGCCATTATAGTATAGCATTGTAGTTTGTTGGTGGACTCATTGGCAAGGCCGCAGCGTGAGTGACGCTGGATGACGATGCATCAACAGGTGCGCTAGTAATATTATTGATCTGAACTGGAGCAGCCGTGCCTCCTGTTTTACTGAGTTTTTGCAAAATTTCCGCACGTTCTGCAAAAGGCAGAAACGCTTTGCCTCGCGAGACAGCGTTTATATAATCTCTATTTCCCTTACTTTTTGCAAGGTCAACGGCGACACGGTTGAGTTCCAATTCTTTTTCTTTAATTTTCTCACGGCTTTTGGTTATAGCCTCTGTCGCAAACTTGAAGTCCTTGCCAACCAACCCTTTGGCCAATCTTCTCTGGAAAAGGGTGGCCACCGCCTCGGCTCTCTCAATTTCACCTTCTAACTCCGTTTTAGCTTTCTCAAGTTCCTTGTTACGCTTGATCTCTCCACGGCGCAGCTGCATAAAGAATTCCTTGTTGGAAGTTTTTACTGGTGCTTCATCTTCCATACTACCCGCGTCTTGCGCCGGCCGGCGCAGCAACCCGCTCTGCGCGCGCAGCTGCTTTACCGTCTCCCGTTGATCTGCCTTCATTTCTTCATTTGCGCTTTTTGACTCTTCCAATTGCCGCAACCGCCTCTCTGCGATCTCAAGTTGTGTTTGTTTTTGTTTATTTTCTTCGTCACTGAAAAAACCTGAAATTGTATCATAAAGAAGTAGCAATCCTCTAATTGGCATGGTGATAGCGTCAAATACTGCCTTAGTAGCTGCTAAAACTCCACCAATTGTTCTTAAAACCTCCTGTATATCACGACCTGCTTTTTCGAGGTCTTCCATTTTTACACTGCTAACCCATCCACCAAAACTCTTCAAAGGACTGAGAATGAATTTATTAAAGACAAATTTAATTTTTTTAATTTCTTCATCATAACAACCATCAAACAAATCTCTAAAGGCACTTACAACAGTAGTGTATAAGCTTCCTAAAGGTGTAAAAATATATTTGTTAAAACCAGTTTTAATTCTTTCAATTTCATCATCATATTTACCATCAAACAAATTTCTAAAGAAAGTTACAAGTTTACCATAAAATCTTCCTAAAGGTGTAAAAATATATTTGTTAAGATCAGTTGCAATTTTTTCAATTTGTTTATCAAAACAACCATCATACAAATCTTTAAGGAAACCTGCAACACTACCGTATAATCTTCTTAAAGGTGTAAAAATATATTTGTTAAGATTACTGGCTAAACGTTTTAAACCTTCTATCGTAAGTAAAGGAAGTATTTCTTCTTTGACGAACCTTGATGTTTTATCAATTATGCTTTCGCCTTCCATAAGAAAACAGTAAAGTTTCTGAAATCCCTCCTTGAGTCCCTTCCAACCTTTAGCTTCTAAGAATCCTTGAATTGCTGGAATTGCTAATGCTATCGTACCAAAGAGAAGTGCTTTCTTAAGTGCTCCCCAAAGACTACTATCACCAGTATCTTTTATTTGATCAAGTTTCTTTTTCTGACCAGTGACATTCTCTGCTATTGTTGTCAAAAGGTCAACTTTTTTAACTTCTCTTCCTTCTTCTTGTGAATCTTTTCTATCACGTACTGCCGGACTTTCCTGCTCAGGCGCCTGATCAGCCAACTGCTTTCTTAGTGCAGTTCCCTCTCCTCTAACAGCATCAACCACTGCTTCAAAACTAGACATCGTTCTACTTCTTACTCATGTATGCTGTCATGCCCATGTAGGCACCTACTACGCCAGCCATGCCGATATAGAATAAACCAAAAAGATCAGCAAGGGCTTGGATTCTTGAATCGGGGAAAATAGGTAGAAACACAAAGCCAGTGAAGACCAGCATAGAAATAAGAGATACCCACGCCATACGACGCTGAGCATCTGCCTTTTCTTCTTGCATTTCAAGTTCTTCAAGTTTTGCTACTGCTGTTAGTTCTTCATCACTCACGATACCATCTCCATCCACATCATACTTTGCATAATCACTCGTTGGTTCCAATGTTTTTGGACTCATTTTGATTATCCTCTTTGTTGTTGCTCTTGTTTGATTCTCTGTTCTTCATCCTTTATCCATTCAACCAATAATCCCACATAAATGTCTCTTTCCCACGGCATCATATTTTCAATTTCAGTTAAACTATATTTATGGTGTTGCATCAGTCCAAAATTAGTTTTAAAATAATTCACTAGGCTATTATGAGAAAGAGTTAATTTAAAAAATCTCCCAGCCCTTCTAGAGCAACTTGAGAAACTACTCCAGTCTTAGGATTCTCTACATCTAATACGTGTCTCAATCTAGGCATGGTGGAAAAGAAGTTTTGTAACTTCTCAAACATCTCTTGTGTGAGGCTATCTATGAACTCATTAAGTTCTTTCTTTGAGATGTCAACAATATTATAAGTATCCTCTCCAAAATTAATGGCTTGGACACAGGACTTGATTATGAAAAATACTCTTTCTGTTTCACTTTCAATCTTTGTTGATTTTAGAGTTGTATCAATTGTTGGATATGTGAAGTCAATGGCCAGCGTGTCAGTTAGTTTGACATGACTTGAGTGTTCATCATCCATCAAAATCTGAATGTCTTCTATGTCAATGGATTTCTCAACATAGGTTTCTCCATCATCTGGACACAATAGTCTAACATCAATGGTTTCTGAAACAGACTTCGATCTAATCTTGATGAATGCATACTCAATATCAAACATTGGGTCACTTTTTTTACCAAGATCACCAAATGTGCAAGAGTGCACTAAATCTAAAACCGCATTGTGTGTTGCAGTCTCTGTCTGTTCTTCCATCGCCAGAAGAAGAAGTTTTTCTTCTCTTACAAGAAATGGTCTGAACTCTATCTCATTTCCTGTGGATGGTACTGTCATCATATATTTTGGCACTTCAAGTTTTGGTAAGGCCATAGTATTTTCTCCTATCAATTCAATTGTTATAATTTATGTAATCAATGAGTCCTAGAATTCTAAACCACCAGTAAGATTTCTAGATGACTGTGAAATATCTGAATCGGCTCGGGGTTCATTAAATGGCGCATCTGACCCATACCTAGATATGTCTGTGGTGTATCTGAACCCAAAATCTATGTTGATTGTTCCAAATGCAGTTGAGGCGGCCGCATCAAAGTCAACCTGTCCAATGGTTATTGGATATGCTTCCCAACACTTAAGACCATATCCTGGCACATCTGTTCCAGTGTTATTTACATCACCATTAGGGATGTTTCCATCTTGATTGCTTACACCATTAGGCCCTTTATTAGTCATACTGTAGATTTCTATTGAACCCTTATACTCATCATAGTAGTTCAGGTTCCAAGTATGCTCATCATACGCTGCTCTCTGCCATGCATCAAATGTTTGTTTCAGTTTAAATTCTTCGTCAAGCAAGAAAGTAATTCCCACACTATTAGCAAAAGTTATACCTGAAACAATATTTCTATTTGGACCATATATGTTAGTATCTTCCACTGTTGAGAAATTAGTGCCCGGCATAAAAACAGTTTGTGCTCTGACCAAAAGGTCTGGTGCATCCATTACTGCACGGAAAGGTCTATTTGCCGGCCCAGGAGGAAAATTTAGACGAACCACAAATTGATTGGTTTTGACAATACCGCCTTTACCGATTGAGTTTCGCAACTCAACAATAGTATTTCTCTTGCCAGGTGTAACGTCAAAGGTTCTTCTTAAATTTTGATTAGCCATTAGACCATGCTCCTAGAGTCTGCCCATACTTCAGATGCAGAAACACTTTTCTTTGCATTCTTAAAGTTGTGCACGGGTAGTAGTGCTGCAACAACAAATTCATCTGGTTGAATAATAC